CCTCATACACCATCCACCTAAATGAGTCAGGGAATCTGGCAGTGAATCTCTGCTTAACTAGGTCTTTCATGCCTTGAAGTAAGCCTTCGCTAACTTCCTTCTTGTGAATCTTTAGACTGAAGGCAACGTACTCAGTAAGCCATACGTGAAACAAAGCATTCTGATCAAGCGACCTATCAGCCCCAATACGAGGCGCTGAGAATGTTATATAGCCATGCTCTCGCTGTAAGTCATCAACCCACTTATTAAACGCCATACGGCTGCTAGCGCTGTTTATTGTGAATTGCTCAGCCATTACTTAGGCGGCTCAGGTAGTGGCATCCAGTGCGTTATCTTATCCCACCTAACTTTATTGTCATCACCATGATCAAAATGAAACGGCTCAAACCAATCTGGTGTATCGTCCCAACCATCTAGCATATAGGTAACATTCTGAACAACGCCACTACCAAAAATAATAACAGGATCACCATATGGCGGTAATTTATCATCAACACTAATCCATTCACTCATACCCTAACCCTCTTTCAATAACTCATCTTGCCAAGGCGCTGGATTTTCCCAGCATCCCAACATTTCAAATAAAGCACCTAGCTCTTTTTCGCTAATCTCTCGCGCCACCGGTAAAGCTATCCAGCCTAGGTTAGACAATTGATCAGTAGGTATAAGCTTTGATAAGTCATCATGCAGCTTTGATACCGTTGAACTAAGTTCGTGCTTGAAATACTCGCAAGGCACGCCAACAACTTCACTATTGATATACGCCTGCCCTAACTTGCTTCGGCCCATTGCAGCGATATAGATTTGCCACTTATAGCGAATCTTACTCATAGCCGCATCAATACTTGGCCCGCAAACCTCAATGCGATTCTTACTAACATTGATTAATTCTAAGCCATCGCCACTGGCAACAAAGCCAATGCCTAAGTCTCTTAATGCCGCCTTAGCACTTCGAGCCTTTTGTACGTGCGCGACATACTGTTTACGTTTCTTCTTTGCCATATTTAACCCTCTTTAATTATCGTTCTTTTCTTTAAACTCAATCCATAGCTGCTCCACTGTTGAATTCTCATAATGGAAATAATTAAACTTCTTTTCAATCAACGTCTCGTCAACATCTGGAATTGAAAGAAACCAATCCTCGAATTTCATCATTAGTTCGGATAGGTGTTTTTCCATAGCGTCGCCATGTTCGTACATTTCCTGTATCTTGCTTTCCATATAACACATAATTAAACCCTCTTTGTTAAATACTTATAGGTTGTGGTGACTGGCGGTAGGAATCGAACCTACAACCATAAGTCTTATTTGAACCAATCACTAAGTCGGAATCGAACCGGTACTGCACCGAGCACCAATCACCACACAAATAAACACTTTAAAACCCCTTCATGTCTCACGACAGCTAGGGCGGAGCGGAGCATCATGCTTTATACCGCCTGTTATCACCTCCTGCTATGGTGGGTGTTATTCCTTCTTACTGCCTTCTTCAATACCAATAAGAAAAGAGTTCATAGCATTAACAATATTCTCTGGAAGCTCGCTAATTCCGTCAACCTCAGATACATTTTGACCAGCTTTCCACGCAATTCCGCCCGCTATAATGGTTTTAACATCATCCTTTGAGGGAAGAAATACCGTTAGGATGCACAGGAATACAAATGGAATCACAATAATCTTATTTTTTACCATGGATTTTATCTTGCAGCTAAGTCGAGCATGAGAATCTCTCTTAGCTGTTCCAGAGTACTCCAAGTCTGCACTCATTGCAGAAGCCAAGTATCCCATGCCAACAGAAAGCAATCCGGCTGAATAAATAAACCACAAAAAGCCCTCTGCATTCTGTAAAGATGTATACATGTAAATATAAATAAACTCACTCATTTTCTAAGACCTCTTTCATTAATTAAACTAAACCCAAGACCTAAGATAACAACAGACCAGAACAATAGGTCATAGCCATTAGCGCCGTAAAACAAACCTATTAAAAACTGTTCCATGCTACTTCCTCTTGGTTGGTGTGTTTATACTATATAGCCTTAATATGTTTTGGTAGTGTTAAATTACGCCAATAATTCAGGGTTTTCATAAATATTACCAATTATTGCGCCTATATCGCTTTCTCCAGCGGCTTCGTAAAGCTCAATAAACGGGAATTCGCAAATATAATCACCATAGCCAGCAAGTCTAACCACATCGCCAGCGTATAATTCAACGCCGTTCTTGTCCTTTAAGCCGGTGAATTGCATTATTCTGTAATCATAAGAGTATTCATTTTCACCAGTCAGCACCGATTGAAAGCAGTCTTTTATCTCAAAATCATAAACCATGAATTTGGACGATATTTCCCAAGCTCTAAACTTAAACTCCATCACACAACCCCTTCACTAATTAACTGCTTAGAATTATTTTCATCAAAATCAATACCTATTCCCTTGAATGTCATGTAATTAATATCACTCCTTCTGTTCGGCGGAAGCTCTTCAGATATGTTTATTAATATAGGGTTTTCAAAACCAACCGCATAGCTTCTAAGCTGCTTATGAGCGCTTTTCTTTCCGAGTTTTAACTCTATAATAACAGGGCGGCCATCTTTTGATTCCGCTAAGATATCTAATCTATCCCTATCATCAACATCTATCTGAACTTCTCGGTCAATAAATGTTAAATCAGGGAGATATTTGCCAAACGAAGTGCATAGTTCATCATGATAATCTTTTTCAGAAGTTCCTATGGTTTTTTCCCTCCCCTTCATCCTTATTGACGCAAGACCAGAATATAAAATAAGGGACGAACTTGACGTATCGACTACAGACATATCAATTAAATTAATGGCAGAATTTACCAAGTGCCAACCAGATTCGGACAAATCATTTGAAATTGAATCCGCGCCCTTGTCGTAAGTGTTCATACCTTTAATCATTACAGACAATGCTATCCCCATATTCATTAGCCATGGAGCATTCTCGTCAACTTCTAACAGCCTTTCATGAAGGGATTCATTTTTAACCTTATCTAGAAAGCGATTCATTTCTTCAGAAGTAAGTAGGTCTCTTTTGTATTCCATTGCTTATTTCCCCTTATTTATTTTTAGGCTCATTGTTTTTACATTGGATTGCATTAGTTTCATTAGATACGCTCTTTAATTTGGAGCGGACTAACACACTGGGGTAGGAGAGGCCAAAGAGGGAAGCCACCCAGTGATGCCGCATAATTTCTATCAGTCTCCTACAACCGATTCATTCATTATACACAATGACTATCTGCTAACAATAGACTATTGTTTTTCCTCAAGTGCTTTATTAGCCACCTGCCAAACGCTCGAAAACTCAAATCCGCTCGGTGTGATCTTCTCTTGATGAAGCTTTACTGACTGCAAAGCAGCCCTAAGCTCTGCTACTTGCTGGGTTAGGCCATCAACAACCCCCTTTAAAGTTTTAACATCGGAGGAGTGATAGTATGCCAGTTCCTTCTTGGAAAAATTATCAAGGGTTCTGTATCCGTTATTATCAAGCCATAAAGTAGTATCCGCCTTTTTAATATCTTCACCCTTGTACTTCTTAGCCGCTGCCTTAAAAGCATCATTAGCCTTTGGCGGATTCTCTAGGGTGTTAACCATTTCTTCTGTTAGCTCTATTTTATCTTCACTCATAATCTTTCTCCTTAAATTTATTGGCCATTTTTTGCGATAATTTAAAACCTTCAAAGGTAAAAAGCCCACTTCTGAGCTTCTTCCTGAATTCATCTATTGATTCTGGTCTTTTATTTACAGACTGAAGGTAGATCATGCAAAAACCGATATCTGGAGAATCTGCTGCGCACCAGTTCTTAACTTCATCTATCTTAAGCTTAAGAATAAATAACTCTCGCTCTTTCGCCTCTAGAGCCTTTGTTCGCTTACTTTTAAATATATCAAGCATCGCCCTTCTCCTCTAGTTGGGCTAGTAGGGCTAGTAGGGATTTGGCTAGATTGCTCGCATCTTCTTTTGATAAGTAAACTGAGCTACTGTCGCATTCGTATATTGTAAATACAACGCAATCATTACCGTTGTGAACTTCGTTTTCTAATGCAATAGAGTCGCCCTCGCCAACCAAGCACCTAAAGGTTACTGGCATATCCTTATTACTTGTCATTATTCTGCTCCTTTAATAGTTCCTTAGCTTCATCCACATCAAACAAAGCAGGCTTAGCAATTAATCCAAAAATAGCCTCCTGTCCTTTCTCATTCACACCCAGTTCAATTGCCTGAGTAATATTCTCAATGTGATCAATAGCCCATTTAAGCTGGCTTTTTAGTTCTTCTGTTTTCACAATCTCACCTCTTTATTAATTAACCTTTCGATTTAACTATACGCCAATAAACCGAAAGGTCAACACGTTTTAGATATAAAGTTAGTTAGTTTTGAAAGTTGTATTCTTGCTTAATATCCTCAATGCGGAAATAATGCATTTTACCAAGCGTTCTGACTGTGCCTGTCTCGCCATCGCGTGACTTGCCAATAATTAGCTCTAGAATGCCTTTGTCTGGCGTATCTTCATCGTAGTATTCTTCACGGTGGCATAAGATAATGCCGTCGGAATCCGCTTCCATTCCGCCTGAACCTTTAATGTCTTTTACAATAGGTCTGCGCTCTGCTGCTGGTCGCTTTAGATAGTCTCGATTTAGTTGAACAAGAGCCACTACTGGAATATTCATTTCCTTGGCAAAGCCTTTTAACGCCTTGGTGATCAATGCTAGCTCTTGAACTTCGCGGCTTCTGTCGTAGTTCATAAGCTGAACGTAATCAACGAACAGAACGCCTCTTTGCTCGTCTTGATAGACTTCCTGCTGATTAAGCCACGCTCTAGCCCTTAGAATAATATCTTGCACACCTACGCTAGAGTCCTCATCAATCAAAATATTGTGATCCATAATAGCGCTAACGCCGGCGGAAAGTTCAGATGTATAATTTCCTAACTCTTTATCTGGCCGCTTGAATAGCTTACCTGGAACAGATCCAGCGCTTTGAATCATTCGCTTAGCCACTTCCGTTGATTTCATTTCGATAGATGAGAAGTAGACTGGAACTTTTGTTTTAGCTTGCACCTCCATGAATTTTTGAGCGACGGTCGTCTTTCCCATTCCGCTTTGACCACCTAGCAGATATAGCTTCCCTCCCTCAAAAGGCATCTTTTCATTCAATTCCTGAATGCCAGTATCGTAAACCATGCCTTTCCCGTTTGCTCTTTCGTCTACATCATCAAGTAAATTCTTAACAGCACTGCCAAGAATGAATTGTGTTTTACGTCCGTGAGAGCGATTTAAGTCTGAAAGCCTAGCGCTAGTATCACTTACAACGTCTTTAAGCTCAGAGCCATTGCTTACAGCCTCCTGAATGTCATTTGCAAGCTGTATTAGTTTAACTTTGTTTGATTCTTGTTTTAGCACCTTGGCATAGGCTGGTGCATTGCCAGGACTGACACAATCAAAGCTAATTTCTGATAGTTGATTTACATCAATTCCTGTCTTTTCTGAAATAGTGAAAACATCAGTTTCTGAGCCTAGTTTCTTTACAGCCTGGAAAACCGTCTTTGCCGGTGGTGTTAGAAAATCGTCATCCGATAAAATACCTTGAACTTTGGTAATTAGCTCAGGTGAATCTAATAGTGCCCCGATAACTTGACGTTCTGCTTCGTTGGTAATCATAGTGAATCTCTTAAATCTTTTAGAATCTTGTGTGCTTGTTCGCGTTCTTCTTCTGTCGCTGGCTCTTTGTTCTCACAAACCAATAACTTGTGCTCAGGTCGCTTGGTCGATGTTTTACACATCTTAATAAACTCAGGAACTGATGGTGGATATTGACCGCCGGTAGTTCTTGCACAGTCAACGCCTCTTGCCATTGCCTCTGGCGTGTTTAGATTATTGCTAACCAATCCCTTCATAAGCTGTACTTTGTACATTTGCAGATCTTCTGCGGTTGTTGTGGCTCGCAAGCTTAACCAGATACCGCAAAAGCTGTTAATCAATATGTCGGCTAACTCTTCATTGTTCATTAGAATGACCTCTGAGCTGTTTGCTGGATTGTTTCTTGTGGTGCTGCTAGTCGGTTGCTAGTTGGACCAGATGATTTAACAAAATAATCAACTTCGATAGTGGTCCATCCTGCATCACATTGTTTGCTAATAGCGTAATCAGGCGCAGTATTGCCAGTGGTCTGTAATGTTTCAAGTGTTGATTCAATTCTGTTCAATGCTCTATCAGAATTGCTTGCTCCTTTCTTGGTCCTAAGCTTGGACCATTCAAGTAATAGTTCATCATCAATGCAATTCAATGCTGGGTATGCTTCTGAATTATCACGGACCTTCTTTGCTAATAACTCAGCCTTGGTTAACTTCTTTTGAGGTGCAACCTCTTCTTTATCTGTTCTATTCTCTTCTGTTCTATTCTCTTCTTGCATGATTAATCCTGATTGAGTCATGATTGAGTCATGATTTTTATTCATCGCCTCAATAGCCTTTCTCATTTCAGGGTTGGAAGTCATTGATTTATTTAGTCTTTTTGCTAGTCGTAAGCAAGTTATTAGGCCGTCATTATTTTGAAACAATCCTAGATCAACAAAACGAGTCATCATCTCAGTGACTTTTTGCGCAGTGCTTCCAGTGTTACGAGCAATGATCCTAGCGTCATGCTCAAGGCTGAACGTAAGGTTTTCAGCATCAACCTTTCCAGCAATAAGTTCTATGCAATACCAGTAAAGGCCATAACCTTCTAATCCGTAGTCAAGCATTACCTCTTGCAGCTTTGCGTCCATGCTTGCATCTGTATCGTGTTTAAACCATTTCATAAACTACCCCTGAAAGCCTAGTGCTAATTGTGCTTGGTCCAATGCTATTTTAAATTCTTCTTCCTGCTCTTTCTTAACTACCTTGTACTTGGCCAGCTCTCGGCCGTGAATGCTTGCCGCGTCTTTGCTGTGCTCAATAGCCGCTACGATAGAGTTTAGGCTCATCATTGTGGCGGGTGCTTCACTCAGGACCTTCTCCATTGCGTTAAATGCTGCAATGTAGCTTTCCTTCCATTTTGCTGATTCAGGACCAGTAAAGCCCATGCAAAGAAAAGTAAAACCATCACGCGTCATATTGAAGCAAGGCAACTTTTTGTTCTGGTCCGACAAATAAGAGGACGGCACAAAATTGTGCTCTCTAAATTCATCACTACAATCAAGCTTTTGAATTGCCCGAAGTACGGTCCTATGGACCTTGTTAAATTTATCTGCAATGTCTTTTGATGACACAGTAGGATTGCCGTTATTCATATTAATTAAACCGTTCATTTCATTACTCCTAAATAAGAAGTGCCAATTTTAACACTCATAGGTAAGAGGTGCAAGTTTTACACTTCATGCAAGGGTTAATAAAAAGCCTCAATAAAGAGGCTAGTTGTAAGTAGGGTTACTGATTGGGTTAGGCATCATTATATCTAGCGTAAGCAGTCCACTCATTAAGAAGTCCGGCCTGAACCACTACGACATATCTGAGCCAGTAGCGACCTCTAGTTGACGCGTATCCATCCTTGATAATCCAGCGCTTGACAGGAAGCCATGCAAAAACTAATTTCTGCTTATGTAGCGGGTGCGCCTCAATCATCCCTAACCCTCCTTGATACGGTTTGCGTATTCAACTATTTCAATAACTGAAACTGTTCCCATAATTTCACTACCAAACTGCGGTACAATATTGCAGTTTTTCATGACGCTATTCACAGCCTCAGCCCTTATGTCTGCTAGGGATTCTGGAGGAGTCCAGCCAAGTTTAATTAAAGCCTCTCTAACACCACCCTCTTGTAGCTTTATGATATTAGTTGATATATCTCTAATATCATCTTGTCCTGGAAAGCTGGTTTCTTGCAGTATCAAGCCCTTATTGTATTTTGTCGTTACTTTGTATTCATTTTTCATTTATAAATCCTTTTTACTTTGTAGTGAGTTGAATATGTGGGCGATTACGTCAACCGTCCAGCCGTTGCCAAGCATCTTATAGCGCTGGGTATTACTGACTCCCTTGTCCGTGTACCCATCTGGAACCGTTTGTGCTCGCTCGCATTCGATTGGTGTTAGCTTTCTAACTCCTTCCTGGTCTAAGTATGGGTCAGACATTGACATCTTGAAATATCTTGCAGTTAGGCAGCTAACTTTATCAGTATCAGACCTTACATTTAACTTATCGAAACCTGAGTTCATATGCTTTCTGCGCTCTCTTTTTCTAGCAAAGCCAGCCAGCAGTTTTTCTGACAAGTAGTATTTGTCATCGGCATCAGATTGCTTTATATCAGATATTGCAAGACCCTTATCTTCAGGGGCTTCAAAATCCCAGTTAGCCCAATAATAACGAGGGCGACTATGTGCGCTGACTAATGCCGAGTTAATTAATAAGGGCTGAACGCTTAGTTGATCAGAGATAACGTCAAGGTATTCTTTCTTCATCCTGACGTTTTCAAGCATGAATTTGACTTCAGGGTTTACGCTTTTAATGTGATTCAATATGTCACGATAAACAAAAAACAAGGCGCTTCTAGGGTCGTCAAAGGCCAATTGACCACCCGCAAAACTAAATCCCTGGCAAGGTGATCCGCCAATAAGTAAATCAATACTAGACCAATCAATATCCCATTCGCGCCACTTTGTAACATCGCCTAGCTGAATAGTCTCAGGCCAGTTCGCTTGAGTTACCTTGATAGCGTACTTGTCCAACTCACTAGCGTAGTAATTCTCTACTTCAAAACCTGCTCGCTCGGCTGCAATTCTGCCGCACGACATGCCATCAAATAAACTTAATATATTCATCCTTCAATCTCCTTATACTTAACGTGCGAGTGGGTTAGAGTCTCGCTAGTCTTTTTAACGACACAGCCCGATAGGACTACATCGAATAATTCTGGGTTGGTTTTAAACCAGGTCTTTAGCGTGTTCACTGACTTATTCGCCAGCGCCGCCATTTCTTGCAGGTCTTTCAACCCGCAAGCTTTAGCTTTTTTTGATGGGGTCATTATTTAACCTCTACAATTTTATAGTTTGGGCCGAACATTCCAACACGCTGGCGCTTTACCTTTTCCGCATCTTCTCTAGTTTCAAAAATAACTAGCTCTTTATCTTCATTAGACTTGGTAAAATTAACCCAAGAACCGTATTCCTTAACCATAATCTTAAACATTTTCTTACCCTCTTTGTTAGTTTGCATAATGATAATATCAGTTATTCATCCATTATCAAGCCTTTTTAGATGAAAATACAAAATAAACCAAAATAAAACAATAGTGATACAATAAGACGTGCTTCGGCATTACCCGACAGCTGCACCCTAAAGCGGCGCTCTAGCTTCGAGATGTAGTGAGTAATGGCAGATAAAAGGGGCTTAGGTCTGCTGGCTTTAAAAGACCGCTACCATTTCGATAGCGGGCAACTATTCGGAATTTCCTAATGGTTCGATTAACGGCACACACTAGTAAGGTGAGATATGAAATATCAGGAAGAGGATTTTTTAGTATGAACGAAGAAGATTTTCCACTAGACAGGCGACCAGGTATTTAAAATGGATATTCGGCCAAGCATTTAAAATAAGCCCCGAAGCCTCTGATATAAGCTCAAATTGACGGGGCGCTTTCTTACTTCCGCTTATCCCTGTTAGAGCTCACCAGAGGCGCTTGATTAGGTTTTAGGTTCCAATCAATAGCTTCATTGCAGTTATAGCAAAGCTGCTTGTTAATACTGCTTAGCTTCATTGTGGTTTTATGCTGGCATGGCTTAGGATGTTTAACCCTTGATCTGCGAATAAACCAGATATAGGCAGAGTAACCCAGTCCAAGCACTAGGTTAGTCAGGGTTATTATGGTTAGAGTTAGTAATAGGCCGTTCATTTGCTCACACTCAGGCGCATCATCATTTCAATATTGGCCGCTAAGAAGTCGCCATTATTACGCTTGTACGCATTAGATACGAATTTTTCAGACATTCCGTACAGCTCGGCTAGTTCTTTTCGCTTGCATGGGTTGCCGATAATATCCCGGTATTCAAAACTCAGATAGGTGCGCTTTGACTTTCGGATGCTGTAACCAGGCGCAACTTCAAGCTCTCGATTCATATCAAGTCTAGCAAGGCAAGCCGTTGCAATACTGTTCTGGCCGCTAATTCTATTCGCGTGATGTCGCGCTATGTTGTTGATGCTCATTATTGAAGCTCCATGTCCTTATCGTTCCAACCACCTAACCACCAGTGTTTAAGATTTAATTCTGACTCACCGAACGGGCAATTTTGCTTAGAATCACCATCTTTGCGTGCTAGACGGCCTTCTCTATATGCGTCTTGTGTTTGTTGGCGTGTTGGCATTATTCTTCCTCCTTAATGCAGGCAATGACGAATTCAACTTCTGACACACCAAAAGCAGCTGCTAGCTTTGTAATTAAAGCAGTATGCCCACTAGTTTTCTGGCCAAGGTTTTGGGTGTGAGCAAGCGATTTATTGCCTAAGCGCTCCTTAATTTCACGCCATTTAAGCTTTTGCTCTTTCTTAAAGTGCTGAACGCCTTTACCGATAATAATCATTAAAATATATTCCTATTTGTTATTGACGTTAACGAGTATAAAGTATAATCTGTCTACAAATCAACAGGAATTAACAAAGAGGGTTAGAAAATGACTGATTTAGTCGTAGTAGAAAATTTAGAGCTTGTTCCATTCTTTACCAAGGGTGATCAGGTGGAGTCGATACTTGATCGCTTAACAGAGGAAGCTAATGCCTATGTTGCTGGTGATCTGTCGGTAAAGAAAAATCGTGATGCAGTTAAGGCGATGGTAACTAAGTTTACCAAGTCAAAAACCTACCTTGAAAGCAAGGGCAAGGAGTTGGCGGCTGAATACAAGGCAATCCCAAAGGCTATCGACGCAAACCGCAAGCTTGTAAAAGATACAATTACTGAGCTTCAGGAGATTGTTCGTAAGCCTCTTACTGATTGGGAGGATGAGCAAAAAGCTATAGAAGCGGCTGAGATTGCTGCTAAAGAGGCTGCTGAGATAGCCAAGCAGGTTGAGATTGATCATGAAATGGCCCTGCTATTGGACGAAAAGTTTGAAGTTGATAAGAAAGCTGAGCTTGAACGCATTGAGCAAGAGCGCATTGCTTATGAAGCAGAATTAAAGGCCAAGGCAGCAGCAGAAGCAAAGGCGGAAGCTGAGAGGCTATCATCAGCTAAGCAGGCCGCGATCGAGGAGCAGAAGGCTGAGGCTATCCGCAAGGAGCAGCGAGCTATCATTGAAAAAGAGCAGGCTGAACAGCGTGAGAGGCAGCTAAAGATTGATGCGGAGAATGCAGAGAAACAGCGAATTATTGATGCGGAAAATGCAGAGAAAAAACGTATTGCGGATATTGAAGCATCTAAGCAGGCTCAGATTGCACAGCAGAAGGCAGAAGAGAGTCGCCTAGCCGCTGAGCAGAAAGCTCGTGATGAAGATAAGGAGCACCGAGCAAGTGTTAATAATTGCGCAGCATCAGCATTAATGGAGTTTGCTAATATAACGGAAGATCAGGCAAAGGCTGTTGTTATAGCTTTGGTTAAAGGTCAAATTCCTAATGCTACGCTAACTTACTAAGAGGGTTAATTAAATGAATGGTGTATACACAGTAGAAGAGTTGGCAATGACTCGTTCTAAAGATGAGCTACAAGAAGCTATCAAGAAAACCATTATTAATGGCGATTCTGTCAAAGATGATGACTGCAAGGTTAACTTCAAGACAGTCATCAATAGCATCGACGAAGACCTTGTATGTGAGCTACTAAGCCGCATTGACCGCACCAATCCTAGCTACAGCAAGGTTATGGGTATTATCGACGAGTTGGCTGATAAGACAGCTAGTGATGTGGCTGACAAGTTTAATCTGGTGTTTTAGTCATGGCTATTCCAGCATACGCAAGAGCTAGGATAGCTTACCTTGATTACCGCTGTTTCATGGAGCCAAAGGTTATAGCTAGGCAGTCATACAGAGAAGGTGCGGCAAATAAGTTTAGAGTTGAAGATTCTTTAATCGGAAAAATGTTAAAGAATGAAAAGTATAGGATTGTTGATTCTTATAATTCAGCTCCAAAATCAAAGCCTAGTGAAATTTCAGCTCGGTTAAAGCAGCGTCAAAAAGAAGCAATACAAAGAGCATTGAAGCAATTAAATGCTTGATTAAAAAGGCGGTTTCTATATAGTTACCGCCATACAACGAAATACAAATAACGTACACTAAAAAAGGAAAATACAATGGGTATTCCCGTTCTTATATTGGGTGAGTCTGGCACTGGTAAAAGCGCCTCAATGAGAAATCTTGATTCATCACAATCAGTAGTTATTCAGGCTGTATCTAAGCCGCTACCATTTCGCAATAGCTTCAAAAAATACACTAAAGAAACGCCAAAGGGCACTTTAGCTGTAACTGATGATAGCAATTCTATTATTTCAGCATTAAACCATTACGCCAGCTTAGGCGCTAAAACTATCATTATTGACGACTTTCAATATGTGATGGCTAATGAGTTTATGCGCCGCTCTCAAGAGACAGGATTTACTAAGTTTACAGATATTGCTCGCCATGCTTGGGAGATTATAACGGCCGCTCAGAACCTTCCTGATGACGTTAAGGTTTACTTTCTTAGTCATGTTCAATCAGACGAACAAGGTGTTACTAAGGCCAAAACCATTGGCAAGCTGTTGGATGAAAAAATTACTGTTGAGGGGCTATTCACAATAGTTCTTCGCACTAATGTAGAAGACGGTAAATACCGATTCTCTACACAAAACAACGGTTCTGATACCGTTAAGTCCCCTATGGGTTTATTTGATGTTCAATACATTGAAAACGACCTACAAGAAATAAACAATAAAATAAACGAATATTACTTCGGAGCTTAATCATGAATAACCAATTTGCAGTACCATTTAATCAAGAAGCCGCAATGAAAGCGGGCGGAAGCGACTCTTTGCAAGAGGGTGGCGCTTATGGCGTGAAAATCGTATCAGCTAAGTATATCAGCGCTAAGACAGGCTCTCAGGGCATGGAATTTGAGGTTGTGACTGACTCAGGTCAAAAGGCTAAGTTCATTACTATCTATTACAAGAAGGCTGATGGATCAATTATTAATAGTGGATATTCTACACTGTGTGGGATTATGTTCTTCTTAGGCTTGCAGGGTTTAAGTATGCAAAATGCCGGTGCTGACTCATTTGCTCCAGAGCTATCGGGCGCTAAGGTTGGCATGTTCTTGCAGAAGGTCTTGTATACAAAGAATGATGGTGGAGAAGGTTATAAATTCGATATCCGCGCACCATTCAAAGCTGATACTTTGCACACTGTTCGCGAAGCTCAGGAAAATAAGCAGCCTTCTGCTATTCAAAATTGGATTAATTCATATCAAGATAAGGACATCCGTAAGCCAATGACTCAGCCTGCTAATACTGGGGGTTTTGGCGCTCCTGTCAATCAGTTTGACCAATCTGGCGGCTTTGATAACTCAGATATTCCTTTCGGCTAACCACCTAACCAAGCGCTCTATATGGGCGCTATAACCTAACAAAGAGTGATGATTATGAATAATGAAACTATTCAACATGCAATATGGGCTGTATTTTTACTGATAGCGATTGGCCTTATTGCATTTTGTGCAGAAGGCGTTAGTGACAACACGGCAGAAACTACAGCTAAATATATTGAGAGCGACTGCAAGCGAGGCCCAGTGCTTGGCTCACAAGGAACTGAATGGACTTGCGATTAAAGGCTATAACAAGTTAATTAATAAGAGGGTTTAAAGATGGAAGGATTCGACATTAGAGAGCCTTGGAAAGAGGGTTCTTTGTTTATGAAAGAAAAAGAGTATGAGGCGCTAACGCAGGTTATTAGCGAAGAGCTGCTAGTTAAGCGAATCTTAATCGCTGGCAATATTGCAGACGCGGCAATTAACAAGATGATGAGAGGGTGATATGAAAGAGCAATACAAGATACTGGCAGCCAATGCGCGAAAGATAGCGATGGAATACGATAATAAAATGAGCGAAGAAATGAAGGACGGTTCTGGCGCTAAGGCTATGGAGTATATGGAGCTAGCTAAGCACCATCGCTCTGAGGCGACTAAATACATGCAGGCAGCGGAGGCTTTATAATGAAGGTATTAACACTGGCTAGAAACTATTTAAGCAATAAAACCATTGGCGTGTTGCGCGGTGATGGAGTTGATTTTAAGACACTTGAAAGACCTTGGATTAATAACGCTATCGGTGTTAGCTGTATTCCTGAAGGTGCTTACCAGGTTGCTCGAGATCATACAGGAAGGTTTAAATATTACGAAGTGCAAGACGTAGAAGGACGAACGAATATTGAGTTTCATGCGGGGAATTTCGTTGAGCATTCCCAGGGCTGTATTTTGGTTGGAAGTGAGTTTAACAATGAATTCAATCTAGTTAATTCAAATAACGCAATCAATGAGCTATTAAACACCATTGGCGATAATGGGTTTATTCTTAATATTCGAGCAGCAACAAAGGATGACTTTTAGCTTAATTTGCACACTAACAGCCCTGTGATAGAATAACCAAAACTAAACAGGGCTTTATAATGTCATTAATGGCTTGGGCTGGTAATTTATTAGGCTCATCTAACATCGTAGATAAGCTGGTCGATGAAGCTGTTAACTCTGATAGCGAGAAGGCTAGAGGGCTGGCAACTGAGCGATTAAAGGCGCTTGCACCGTTTAAGGTTGTGCAGAGAATAATGGTTAGTGCTGTTATGGCTGTATGGGTGCCGACCGCGCTGCTATTAGTTGTGTTTGCATCCTTAAAGATGAATACTAATCTAGAGTGGCTTTTGACTGTTATTAAAGAGCCTTTTATTTATTATCCGACCGGCGCGGCATTTACTGCTTACCTGGGCGGTGGAACAATCAGCGAATTTAGGAAGAAATAACATGGCGACAACAAAGAAAGCAGCACCAAAGGCTAAGCGAGTAAAGCCTAAAGTTAATCCGTTGAAGCCTAAACCCAAGAAGGTTGCTGGAGCTGGAGCATTCTACGGGGCTGATAGTAAGTCTAAGGGTAAAAAGTCCACACTGTCTAAGAAGGCAAGGAAGGCGTAACATGATTGACGCATTTTCTTTTGTGTTAATTGTTGGGGTTGTTCTGGCGGCTGTAGTCAAACGCTCCGAAATGTCTTTGTGGTTATTATTGATAGCTGGCTTGGGATCAGTAGTGTCAATAAGCAACTCCAGCCCTGACGCTGCTATTATGTTTTTCTGCGGTGCAAATCTAATACTAATGATAGCTAGCTTCACTAATTGGCGAAAAACCCGGCTAAACCTACCTTTCTTTATCGGCATTCTAGCGTGCATCGACGTTGTTTTAGGGTTTGTCCATTACCTTCATTTGTTGAATGTCGGGTCAACTTCTTACGCTATTGGTTTATTAGCTGGTACAATTGGATACCTTCAACTAATTTTGGTCTGTTCCATGCAAGACTCTAAGGGCGTTATGAATGACATTCTTAATGATTCTGGGCATTTGCTTCACAGCGTTTTGCACCTGGGCAGCCATCACCACCACAACGGACACGGTAAGTGAATACTACAGATACAGGGCACAACGGCACAAACTTACTTGTCTATCTGATGACGATGATGGGAACATTCCTGACTGAGAACTGGTATTTGGTTATTATGGTTGTGTTCGGTTTCGTTCATGTTTACGTCGCATTTCAAAGACATCAGCGAGATAAAAAGAAATTCGATATTGAGATGGAAGCACTAAGGGCTAAAAGTGATGCGGTGTAAGCTAGGCTTTCATAAGTGGAGAAAATCAAAACGATACATGGACAGCCCGCTAGCATATCAATGCCAGCGGTGCGGAAAGCATGATATTAGGATTTAACCTTTTTGGGCTTGATCGGCTTATCCATTGATTTACCATTCAAAACATCTTTCTTATAGTTAGCATTCATTTGTTCTTTAGCCGTCATGGATCGGCACTTGGTATTGTCCTCGATAACCTCATAACTGCCACCGTTGGCAATAAACGCTTCGACCTCTAATCTAATGCGCTCAGCTTCACTGATCTTTGCACTTGTTAACGATGGCGGCTTAGGTGCTGGGTTATTAGCTCTAGTTTCTAGCAGTTCAGAATGATTCATTTTATTTTCCTCTTATATGTTGCGTTCTGGTTATATTGGATATAGTATTCATATTAGAAATTAAGTCAATACAAAGAGGGTATAAAAATGAGTAAGAATTACGTTAAATAAATTAAAAATTAATTGTGGTATAATAATTTGCGGATAGGGTTTAGCGACCCTAAAAACTAGCTAGTCACTAGGTTTCCGCATCACTTCTACGACTACCTTTGACAAGGATTCAAAATGACAGACTTCATAGAAAGACCGGCAAGCAGAAAATCACTGGCTATGAGAAAGCCTATTTGCGGAGTTGGTATAAATGACTCATGGTATGTAACAAGCGACGTAGGAACTAATGGCAATGTTATTAGGTGCCCTATATATAAGACGTGGATAGCAATGATAAAAAGGTGTTACCTTGAGGCTTGTCATAAAAATCAGCCAACCTATGCTGATTGCACTGTTTGTGATGAATGGCTTGTGTTTTCTAATTTCTATAAGTGGATGATCAAACAGGATTATATGGGTCTTCAATTGGATAAGGATGTACTAATTAGTGGTAACAAGGTGTATGGGCCAGAGGCTTGCGTATTTATTAGTCAGGAGATAAATAAGCTTCTAAATCAAAACAGAAAGAAAAAAGGAAGTCTTCCTCAAGGTGTTAGGCTTGATACATCAACTGGGAAGTTTAGAGCAATATGCAGTATTAACGGCAAGAAAAAGGACTTCGGGTCTTATCGAACTATTTCTGATGCCAAATCCGCGTATCGTGCCGCTAAGTACTCGCATATGATTTCGATTGCTGAAAAACAAAGCAATGAATTAATAAGAAAGGCGATATATATGCACGCATCAAAATATCACGCAGGCTTCAAAGCACCGGAGGGCGAGTAGATGAGTACTTTTGATAAATGTATGACTATTTTTCTTATATTTTCTGTTTCTCTAGGCATGAATTTGGTTTTCCATAGGGATGCTGTAGAAAGATTTGAAGGCTACCACTGCCAACCAATAACAGAACACAAAACACTAGAAGAGGCTAAGGCCAGAATTGAACAGTATCAAGCAATGGTAAGGGGTTAGTAATGGGTAAGGTAGATTGGAGTAAGGCGCCAAGTGATGCTGAGGCGTGTATTTATAATGCTTTTACAAAGTGGGTAGGTAATCAGGAGTATGAATGGGATTCGACGAAGATGGAATGGGAAGAAGCAATGCCTAGCTGGTCGCTTGACTCATACAATGACAATGTTGGTTTTAGTGTGGTTATGCGCCCCGACAACTGGAAAGAAGGAGAGAAGCGAATGGAACCTATTGTTCAGAATGGGAATGACGGCGAGCATTATGCGGATATTTCAAGACAGCAAGAATCCAGAAGGCTGGAACTAGAGAAGGCAGAAAAAGAGGAGCAGGCTAAAGTTGCCGCTATTGAAGTGCGGCGTAACAAATTAAAATACCATCGAGAGATTAAAAAGGGTGTGTCGGTTGATGTGTATGATGTATTAAGTGCGTTTGAAGTAGTGAATCCTGCAATGAGCACGCACTAAAGAAAATGCTGGCACCAGGTAAGCGAGGCGCTAAGGATGTGGTTCAAGATATGCAAGAGGCTATCCAGTCCATTGAACGAGCTATTGAGCTAGAAAAGGAGCAAGGCGAATGAAATACTTACTAATACTACTGCTAATGTCAGGCTATGTTAGTGCTGATATAGAGAATGAGATCAAACTGGCCAATGCGCTGGGAGAATCAAACGAGTTTATTGCAAAGCTTATAGATCAGAATGAGCGATTAATGGAGCAGTCAGCTAAGAGTATGAAGCAGGCGAATGGATTTAAAGGCTATATCCAGATGATAACTGACGATTGTATTAAAGGTCTTGGCTTTGCTGGAATGGGATCGGATGGCGTTATGTACCGGCTGAATTGCAGTTTCAATAAGGCAGTGAAGTAAACCCCTTAATTGGGGTTTTTTACGTTCTGAATAAATATGGTAGAATGGGGTTAAATTAATAGTCAGTGTGACAGGGTTGCACTTATGAACGGGGTTCTATGACTAGTAAGCTTACAGCAAAGCAGGAGCTTTTTTGTCAAGAGTATTTGATTGATCTAAATGCTACAAAGGCGGCAATTAGGGCAGGCTATAGTGAAAAGGCAGCAAAACAGATAGCCACAGAAAACCTATCAAAACCAGTCTTGCATGAATATATTGCAAGGTTGAAGCAAGAAAGGGTGGATAAAGTTCAAGTCGATGCAGCTTATGTGTTAAATAGACTGGTTGAAATTGATCAGATGGACTTCTTGGATATTCTTAATGATGACCATTCTATAAAGCCGCCTAGTGAATGGCCAAAGGTTTGGCGGACGTATTTATCAGCTATCGACATGGCTGAAATATGGGAGGGCTCAGGCGATGAGCGCCAGATGACTGGAATGCTTAAAAAAATCAAATGGCCTGATAAGGTTAAGAATCTTGAGTTGCTTGGTAAGCATGTCAATGTAATGGCATTTAAGGAAAAGGTCGAGGTTGATGCCACTGTAATTCAATCTGTAATGCCTGTTCCAACTGCTGATAGTGTTGAAAGCTGGGAAGAGTCGGCCAAAAAGAATCAGGATACAATACTAAGTCGTGACTGATTACAAAATAGCTATAGCACCTCAAAGCGGCTCGCAGTCTTTGTCATTATCATGCCCTTGTAATGAAATACTTTATGAAGGTACGCGCGGCCCAGGGAAGACAGCGGCTCAGCTAATGCGATTTCGTAGGCTTGTTGGTGTTGGTTATGGCTCATTTTGGAAGGGCGTTATTTTTGACATCGAGTATAAAAACCTAGGTGACATAATAGCCCAGTCTAAAAAGCTATTCGGTAGGTTTAATGACGGAGCAAGATTCCTTAGTTCTGCCAGTGAGCTTAAGTGGATTTGGCCGACTGGTGAAGAGTTATTGTTTAGGTATGAGCAGAAGGCTGACGGCTATTGGAATTATCACGGTCAGGAGTTCCCTTTTGTTGGGCATAATGAGCTTACAAAGCGAGGAGATTCTGAGTTTTATGAAGCTATGTTTTCTTGTATGCGGTCATCATTCCGACCTGTTGACTACCCAAAGCCTGACGGCTCGCTATTGCCGCCGATTCCGCTAGAGTGCTTCAGCACAACAAACCCCTTTGGAGTTGGTCATTCATGGGTTAAGAAGCGCTTTATTGATCCGGCTCCGCGTGGTCAAGTAGTAAGAAATTCAACCACTGTCATAAACCCTCAGACTGACGAAGAGGAGGAGGTTGTATTGACTCGCGTTGCTATCCACGGCTCATGGCGTGAGAATAAGTTTCTAGACCCTCAATATATTGCCTTCTTAATGGCAATTAAAGACCCTAATAAAAAAGCGGCGTGGGTTAATGGTGATTGGTCTATTACTTCTGGCGGTCGCTTTGATCACTTGTGGCGCGAGCATGTTCATGTTGTTCAGCCTTTTGAGATACCATCTAATTGGCATGTTGATCGCTCTCATGACTGGGGTGAATCAAAGCCGTTCAGTAATTTATGGTTTGCTGAGTCTGACGGAACAGAGGTTAAAACTCCTAATGGGGTTAAATGCTATCCCGCTGGAACTATATTTTGCATAGGGGAATTTTACGGATGCGAGCCTGATGAACATAATACAGGCTTAAAGATGAGTGCCACAAACGTGGCTAAATTGGTTGCTGATATTGATAAAGCTTTCACAAATAAAGATCACGAAATAAGGAATGCTAGAGGGGAAATTAATCTATTGCCAGGTATCGTTAAAGGAAAGGTTAGGCCTGGGCCCGCAGATAATGCCATTAATAACAAAGATGATGAGCAAATATCCATAGCTGATAAGATGGCAAAGCAGGGCGTTAAATGGATTGAATCTGACAAGTCGCCCGGCTCTCGCATTAATGGGGCTGCTTTGTTGTGTGAATACCTTGAGGCTGCCTTAGAGGGTGCTGATAGCCAATCAGGGATGCCAGAAAGACCAGCTCTTTACTTCTTCAGTAATGTTCGCGGCATTATCTCTAGATTTCCAATATTATCAAGGGATAGTAAGAAGCCAGACGACATTGATACAGAGCAGGAAGATCATGATTATGATGCGCTTCGCTATCGAGTGGCCAGAAAGAAAAGGACTCACGCTCCTATCAATGTACGATTCGGGGCTTAACGTGCTAACATTACGAAAAACCAATATAGGCTAGATAAATGGCTAATGTAAAATTCATTCACCCAGAATATGCGGCCAAGGTCGATAACTGGACAAAGACAAGGCTTGCTTGCAGTGCTAGTGGAATCAAAGATGCCGGTGTAACTTATCTGCCAATGGCATTAGATAAAGATCAGGATAAATACAGCGCATACAAAAAGCGCGCATTGTATCTTGGTGTTACTGGTCGCACTCGGTCGGCGTTGGTTGGCGCTGCCTTCCGTGTTGATCCATCATTCAGCGAAGATCTCCCGAGCCAGTTAGAGTTTGTTAGTGGTGATTTTGACGGCGCTGGAATGTCAGTAGATCAGGTGTCCAAACGAATTGTTAGCGAAGTTCAAACAACAGGCCGCCACGGTTTGCTGGTGGACTTCCCTAGCCTTCCAGCTGGCATTAGTATGGAAGAAGAGAAGCGGCTAGGTTCTCATCCATACGTTGCCGCCTACAATGCCGAGTCGATTATCAATTGGGAAGAATCCAAAGTTAATGGCAAGACTCAGCTATCAATGATTGTTTTAAAGGAAGTCACGCAAGAATCAGTAGATGGTGATGAGTTCCAGAAAGAGCAGGTTATTAGATACCGCTCACTACAGCTGATTGATGGGTTGTATGTTGTTCGCTTATGGGATGAAGGCGGCGAACAAATAGGCGAGCCAATGGAGCCAAGGCTACAAGGTCAAAGACTTAACTTTATCCCGTTCTATTTCACTGGCTCAGAGGATAATAAATCCTGTGTCGATGAGATACCACTAGAGCCCATCGCTGAAATTAATATCGGGCATTATCGAAACTCAGCAGACTACGAGAAAAACCTGTTTATTCACTCGGGCGGCTTGATTGTCGTATCCTCCAGTATGGATGGCGCAGAGTGGAAGGAGGTAAACCCTAGCGGAGTTGTTGTTGGTGCTGACAGTGGCCTAAAGCTAATGCAAGGCGACAGTGCAGAGTTATTGCAGCTTGATCCGGCGCAAGCCGTTGACGAGGCCATGAGGCGCAAAGAGGAGCAAATGGTTTCTATCGGCGCTCGACTAATTACCAGTGGTGCTATTAACGAAACAGCAGAGGCAGCTAGAATATCTGCCAGCTCCGAGACATCAACCTTATCTACTATCGTTACAAATACAGAAGACACGATCAATAAAGTGCTTGCTGTGATGGGCTTGGCTTTAGGCGTTGAGGTCCCAGCATACAAAATGAATCGAGACTTCTTCGACTCAAGCATGACAGCTCAGCAGTTCATGGCTATTAACGTGCTATATGATTCTGGACATCTTGCTCAATCAGATTTGCGCGGGATATTGCGTAAAAATGGTGTTATTGAACCATCTAGAACCGACGCTGATATTGATAATGAAAATACGAGCAATACGCCTCTATGAGCACGACAGGCTATCTAATCGACGCAACCACTAGGCACGCTATATTTGTTGAGCGATACGGTCACGGGCGGTATAACGACCTAGAGCCAATCTTAAATGATATGCGTGATCAGTTGGTTGCTCGATTGAGTCGGGAGGATTTGACTGATTTTCAGTTTATGCGGGCGCAGGCTTTATTGGCTGATGTTGATGATATTCTGGCGGGCAGCTTTCAACAGTTCGAGCTTGATCTAGGCGGCTACATTGAAGAGTTTTCAGAGTATGAGGCGGGCTTTAATTCTCGAATGCTGCAAGGCGCTGTAAAAGTCGAGGTTGATATTCCAGCGATTGAGCAACTTAATGCTGCGTTAAATAATACTGACATGGTGCTGACTCAGCAGAGTGGAGCAGTTGAACGCATGACGATTAACCAAGCTATTAATCAGTTTAGCGCCAAGAAGTCACAAGAGATTAGAGGTCTTATCAATCAAGGCATTATTGCTGGTGAAACTACTGACGAGATAACCCGCAAAGTAACTAGGCAAGTAAATAAGAGGACAAAGGCTCAGGCTAGATCACTGGTCTCGACTACGATTAGCGCCACGTCCAATCAGGCGCACAACCAGACCGCTAGAGCTAATAGTGATGTATTGCGAGGCGAGCAGATAATAGCGACCTTAGACAGCCATACAAGCGATATTTGCATAAGTGCTGATAAGACTATCTGGCCTGTTGATGCTGGGCCGTTTCCGCCGCTCCATTGGGCTTGCCGGTCACTTAGGGTGATGTTAGTTGATCCTAAGTATTCAATACCTGGATTAGAAGGAACAAGAGCAAGTGAGTCTGGCCAAGTATCAGCAAATCTAAGTTATCGTGGCTGGCTAAAACAACAGCCGAAAGAGGTAAGGGAGCGAGTCAATATTAAAAAGACTTACTCCCTTGCAGAGCTTGCGGCATTAGAGCCTGTTACTTTTCTTTAGACCTAATTACTTCGCTTATCTCGGTAAATTCAAGGGCATCAAAGCCAGCTTTGTCAAAAGTTTCTGGGGCTTCCGTGCTAATTGAGAAGGTGGTTCCATGGTTGGTATGCTCTCGACCTAGCTTTTCTTTAGGCTTGAAATGGTCTTTGCGGTTCATGTGAGTTATTGGCCCATCCTCATGCACAAGATATGGAGCGCTTGGCCTTATTACTCCTCCGCCGCTATATTTCACTGGCTTTCGCTCTAGCTTGTCTTTAACTAGTAGTAATTGCCTTCTCTCATTTATACCCCTGCTGCGCTCTATTAGAGATAGAATTGCCTCAACCTCATCATCCGTAAAAGTAAAAGTGTTCATTTATCACCCTCAAGTATAGCTAAAATCTGGCCTTTCTTTTTAATTGCTGCTGCTAGTCCGTTTTTATCATACAAAATAGCACCGTTTTCTATTGGCTCTTTTCTAATGATAAATATGGGGTTGCCTAGCTTATCTAGCTCGTGGTTAATTTTTGCTGGATAATCACTCATTCTCTAGCGCCTTCATAGCTTCGTTATATTCTTCAAAGCTGATTTTGCCAGCGGCGTAATTCTTGTGAAGTTCGGACGCCCTTATCATTTGCTCGCGTGTTAACATTTTATATTCCTTCTATTGGTCTAATAACCATAAACTACCGCTAAAGATAACTCTAATTCATCTCATGAATACCTACTATTCACCAAAACTATTGACTATGCCCGTTTTTATGTATAATGGTCTTAACGGGGCAGGGCCTCACTATCACAGAACTGGGTTCTAATGACTGATAAAACGTACACAAAAGAAGAGCTTGAAGCTTTAGTCGCTGAAAGGTTGGCTGCTGAGACTGAAGGGCTTAAGAAGAAAAATGAAGAATTGCTAACTGAAAAGAAGCAAGTCTCATTGCGAGCGGCAGAGCTTGAAGAGGCTCAAAAAAATGCAGAGGTCGAAGGACTAAAGCAGAAAGAAGAGTTTAAGACGCTTTATGAGCGCGAACAAGATACGGTAAAAAGTCTGCGCGAACAGATTACAGCCAAAGAAGAGAAAGAGCGCAAAGACGCTTTAGCACTTGCCACAGTTGAGCTTAGCGGATCACTAACGCGAGATACCACAAAGGCTGGCTTACTTGCAGAGCAGGCGGCAAAACACGCAACCTATGTAGATGGTAAGGTTGTTTATGAGATTGGCGGCGTCGAAGTTGATGCGGCAAAGGTGCAAGAACATTTAACCAACTCCTTCGGGTTCTTGGTAGATGGTAGCGGAAACACTGGAAGCGGGGCTTCTGGCAATCAAGGCGGCGGGGCTGTCACTAAAAAGTTTAACGATTATTCAACAGCAGAATTAAAGTCTATTAAAGACAGTGATCCTGCGCAATATGAAGCCTTGCGGAATACCCGCACTTAAATAAAAGGAAGCCCAAAATGGCTACTACACAACTGACTGATATTATTGATGTCACAATCTTTCAAGATTTACCTGCTGTTAATTCACCAGAAAAGACAGCTTTCTTCGAGTCTGGTGCGGCGGTTCGCTCACCTATGCTTGATCAGCTAGCGCTTGGTGCTGGTAAGAAAGCTGAATTACCTTACTGGAATGATATTGACGCGGCTATTGAAGCTAACTTGTCTAGTGATGATCCTGCAGCTATTGCAGCAGCTCAGAAGATTACGCAAGGCGAGCAAATCACGCGTAAAGCCTTCTTAAACAAAGGTTTATCAACGTCTGACCTAGCTAGTGAGCTTGCAATGGGTGAAAACGCAATGCAG